ATTATGACCAATGCTTCACTGCTGTTGATTCATAATGCATGGAGTTATGCCAGCGGTGATGCTAATGCGTTAAGAAAACAGGCAGATGATTTAGAAAAAATTACTCGACCATCGATTGAAATTTATAAAGAAGTTTCAAATCTGGATGAAGATACGATTCAAAAAATGATGGATGAGGAAACCTGGATTACTCAGGATGAAGCACTTGAGTGGGGGTTTGCAACTGATATTCAAAAAAATGCTGTAAACCAAAGTATCAATGCTCAATATCATTTAGGACATGAAATTATGCGCAATAAAGAGCTTGCAAGAGAAAATAGAAAATTAAAAGAGGCATTATCAAAGTTTGAGGATAAAAAGTCAAATGGTTGGGATGCCTTTTTTGATACAAAAAACTAAAAAGAAAAGAGGTATATTATGAAATTTAATAAAATCAATAGTGCAACAATTAATAAAGCAAAAGAAATTTTAGAAAAAGCAGAAGATAAATCCAGTGCTATTGTAGAGGTTGCGGAAATGTTGATAGGTGACCGGTATGAGGAACTGATTAAAGAAGTTGTTGCTGAAGCAAATAATGCTAACGCAAACAATGCTGCAAATGCTAAATTAGGTTTAAGAACACTATCAAACGAAGAAAATAAGTTTTACGATCTGCTAAAGAATGATGTTAAGCAGGCAATCACAGGGAGCCAAATTGATTTGATTCCTAATACGATTGTTGATAACACATTGGCAGATATTAAAAAACAATCTGAGCCTTGTTATCATTATGCACTTTTGCCCCTGCCGATGTGAAAAAATGGTTAGTAGCCTCAAAATCAGGTACATTTGCATGGGGTGAATTGACCGGTGCGGTTGCAGGTGAGTTAGGAGCAACATTTACATCATTAAATATCGAATTAGGAAAATTAACTGCATATTTAGTTATTCCTAAAGCAATTCGTGATTTAGCAAATCCTTTTGTCGATAAATATTTTAATGCTATTTTAGGAGATGTCATGCATGACGGTTTAGAGTATGCTTTTTTGCAAGGTGACGGTAAAACTTCACCAATCGGTGTATTCAAACAAATTGAAAAATCAAATGAAGATGGTACACGTAAGGATAAAACAAAACATGCGACATTAACCGGTTTTTCACCTAAACAAATGGCCCCGGTTAAACAGCAGTTATGTCATAAAGGCTTAAGAACAATTCCAGGACTTGCATTAGTCTGTAACCCAATGGATGAATTTGGCTATATTGATCCAGCGCTGTATGCACAGACATATGCTGGTAATTATGTGATGTGTTCAATTGATAAAATCAGAAAGATTCCTACAGCAAACTGTCCTCAAGGGGCTGCTGGTTTTTTAATTGACAGCCCAGACTACTATACTATGGGAATTTCAGGTGTCAGCATTAAAGAATACGATCAGACAAAAGCTCTTGATGATGCAGATGTTGTAATTGGAAAATGCTACGGCAACGGTAGAGCAGTAGATGATGATGTATGCTATTATTTTGACCCTACTAAACTTGAAGAATTTGTTCCAAAATTTTTTCAAGTGAATAACCCTGCTGCAGCTAGTGAGTAAAAATGAAATTTCGTTTAGATGACAAAACTTTAGAGCAGCTTATAGATGAAATGAGGGATGGGTTTCAAATCCCTCATTTTTATAAAGATTCATCATTGAAGATGGATTTTAATGAAGCTGACGGATATTTTTATTCGCTTTACCCTGATGTTGATTACGATACTGATCTAATAGCCAGAGGACTGTTGAAGAATTATGTGCTGTATGCGTATTATAAGCGTATTGATGAATTTAAAATAAACTATGCATCAAGCATTTTAGAATGGCAGTTTTCAAAATTTAAAGGAGTTGTTGAAGATGAAGAGCAGGATTCAACTGCCGGTTTACAATGATGGAGTAGCCAAAATATATCGTATTTGTGAAGATGATGATATTCAGGCGACTAAGTATCTAAAATATACTGGAATGTGTGTATGTTTTTGTGAATTGAGTATCAGCGATAAACTGAGAAGCAGTATAGAAGCTAATGGAATAGATATTACTTCAAAAATAAGACTGCCGTATATGAAGAAATTAATTGATTCAAACTGCGTACTTAAGATTGATGGTGGATATCAGAAAGTATACAATGTATTTCATTATAAAGATAGCAATGGTTTTAAACATAGTGATATTACTTTGACAAACTGGGAGGATCATTATGAAGAAAGATGAATTAATAGAACTTCTTAAATCTCTTGGGATTGCTGTTAATGAAGGTGAGTCGTCTATTGCCAACTCTAAAGTGTATCCAAGGATAGTTTTTTGGGACTATATCTGGGAAGATAAAGTAGCAAGTGACGAAACATATTCCACAGTAGAAACGTATCAGATATCTTTTTTTGCTCGGGAGCCAAGAAATCCGGCGTTATTAAAATTAAGAGACAGATTGAGAGAATATGGAATTCATCCGATTATACAGCATGAATATATTGCAGATACAGGGAAAGATAAAAAATATTATCATTCCTTTTTTAATCTGGAAGTTACAGTTGAAAATGAATGATGAATTTGATGGTTTCTTGGATTTGAACAAGTGTCTAGAAGATTATATAAAGCTTTCAGATCCGCAAAGTATGCTTGATGAAGAGGAAAAAATTGCACAGAATTTTGTCAATGACCTAAAAAAACTGCCAAGGCCCAGATCGAAAATATCAAAAGCAGGATATACTCACCTTATTGATACATTTACGTATAGACGGACGAAAGATGATATTGCAGTGGGATGGGGAAAATATTATGGAAGAATGGTCGAGGATGGTTCTGTTCAAATGAAAAAAGGTGGAACACCACATCTAGTACCGACATGGAATAGAAATTCAGATAAATATATCAGTGATTTTAAAAAGAGAAACAATTTGATTTAGATAAGGAGGAAGAATAAGAATGACAAACAAGGTAAAGAAACCACCTGTTAAGGAAACAGTCGGTGGATTAAGATACTGTTTTAATATACCAGATGAAGAAAGTGCTGATTTCACACCAAATTATGATGCAGAAGTTATAACTTCTAATGTGGTAAAAAATGTTTCAGTCACAGAAAATGGCGATACGGTTGAAGTTAAAGCATCGGGAGCTGTTTATGATTCTGTGACCGATGTCACATCAATCGAAATAGCGGTTGAAGTTGTTGCTTTTCCAGCAGAAGATATTGCAAAGATGCGCGGTGATAAAATAAGCTCTAATGGACTTATTTCAAGTGGTGCACCAAATGACAGACCATTTTTTGCATTTGGGAAAACGGTAAAATTACGTAGTGGAGAAAAAAGATTTCAATGGTATCCAAAATGTAAATTAACAAGTAATACTGATGATATTGCAACTAAAGAGGATTCTTTTTCTGAGCAGAACGATACCTTAACAATTAAAGCATATCCCTTTGATGAAGATGGAAATATTGTAAATGAGGTAAATACTACGGTAAAAGCAATAGAGGGATTAACAGAAGATTTATTCTTTAGTAAACCAATATTAAATGATAAAGATCTTCAAAGTGTTGTGGGCAAAGAGTAGGTATAGTATATGGATGAACAAGATATTCGCTTGGAAAATGGTGAACTTTTGAGTGTTAAAGTTAATTTTTTAACTCTATATTTAATCAAGAAAACAGGGATTGATAAATTACAAAAAAAATTAAAAACAGCAAAAAAAGAAGCAATAGAAGATTTAAATATTGAAATCGCAGCAAAAATGATTTATGTCATTTTGCGTTCAAATGGTAAAAAAGTTGATGAGGAGGAAGCAATGATGCTCGTTCCCATTGATGCCGGTGAAATAGAAAAATTATTTATTGAATTCAAAAATAAGATGGAAAAGCTGAAAAAAAAAGAGGATATGAAGATGTAGAGGATGAAGATATAGGAGAAATGAATTTTGAAGAAAATCTTTATTTTGCATTAAAAATTCTAAATATGACTGAAGAGGAGTTCTGGAATATGTCTCCTTTTTTGTTTGATGAATTATTGAGCATACATCTTCGTATAGAAAGGAGTAAAGTTAAAAATGGCAGATGATTTAAAAAAAGTAGGTCTAGTATTCAAGGCTGATGGAACAGCAGACTTTGCAAAATCATTAAAAACTATTAACTCCTTAACTCAGGAAAATTACTCTTCTTTTAAACTGGCAAAAAGTCAGTGGGACAGTTCTACTAATTCAATGGACAAGCTGAGAGATACTCAAAGATATCTGTCAAGTCAAACCGATGCTTATACAGCAAAAGTTGATACCTTGAAAGAAGAACTAAAAAATCTTGAAAACGCTGAAAACCGTAACGAAAAAGCAATTTCTGATAAGAAAAATGCTTTAAATAATGCGCAAGCCACTTTAAATAACTATAAAAAAGGGCTTGATGAAGTAAACGGAAAATTAAAAAGCGGTTCAGCACAGATTGAAGAATATGCAAAGAAAATAGAAAACTTCGGCAGCAAAACAAAGGAAGTAGGCGGTTCTCTCAGTAAGAACATTACTGCCCCAATAGCTGCTGCAGGAACTGCTGCATATGCAGCATGGATGTCAGTGGATGAAGCATACGATAACATTGCTGTAGGAACTGGTGCAACAGGTGATGCGTTATCTAAACTACAAGAAAGTTTTGATAATGTTTTTGCTAAAGCTCCATTCGATGCAATGGATATTTCAAACTCACTGGCTGATCTTAATACACGTTTTGGATTCACTGGCAAAGTATTAGAGGATGCAAGTGAAAAGTTTTTAAGATTTGCATCTGTAAACAAAACAGACGTATCGAACGCTGTAGCGCTTGTAAGCAGGGCAATGGGTGATGCTGGTATACCTGCTGAAGAATATACATCGGTTCTTGATGCTTTGACAACCGCTTCTCAGGCAAGTGGTATTTCAATTGATGCTTTAACTGGGAATATCACAAAATATGGAGCCCCAATGAGAGCACTTGGCTATACCACGGAGGAAAGCATTGCAATTTTTGCAAGCTGGGAAAAAGCCGGAGTAAATACCGAAATAGCATTCAGCGGTATGAAAAAGGCCATATCTAATTTCAGTGCTGAAGGGAAAGATGCGAAAGTTGAGTTTAAGAAAACATTAGAAGAAATAGCAAAATGTCCGGATATAGCAAGTGCAACGACAAAAGCAATAGAAGTTTTCGGAACTAAGGCCGGTCCAGATTTAGCTGATGCTATAAAAGGCGGCCGATTTGAGTTTGAAGAAATGCTTAAACTTGTTGAAAGTTCTAGTGGACAGCTTGATGCAAGTTTTGAAGCAACTATGGATCCAGCAGATAAAGCTAAAGTTGCATTAAATAACCTTACTCTTGCCGGAGCGGCACTGGGAGATGTT